CTCGCCCGGTGCAGATGCCGACGCCCCAGTCTTTGTAGGTGGTGGTGAACCATTGTTTGACGGTGTCGGTGTTGCTGGTGGCAATCGTTTGCCATGCTTCGATACCTGCAGGGTATTTTTCTCCTGGCGCAATCGGTATGACTCGTATGCCTCGTGATGCGTACAGCAGCGCGTTCTCTAACACTGTCATTGGCGGGTCTCCCTGGTTAGTAGATGTTTAGGTTAGTGCGTTAGACACGGCGGCCACGAATGTGATGGAGCCAGGCAACGAACACTGGTTCAGGTAGGAACCCTTTGGTGTCCCAGTTGCCGTACACGCCTTCGGCGATGGGGTTCAGTGGGATGATGCGGAACTCGGCTGGTGTGTCAACGGTTGCTTCTTTCCAGAGTGTGCCGTCGTCGGTCTCGTACTTGTATTGGACGCAGAACGCGGGCAGACCGGCACGATCAGCCAGGTCAATCAGGGCGAGCATGTTGGCTGAGTCGGTCATGATGTTGCCGTTGTAGTGGCGGTACTCGATGAGGGCTACGGCTTTGCGGTTGTCGTACTCACATAGCAAGAAGTCGATGTCTACTGCGGGGACGTTGTAGCCCCAGGTTCGATGCTTGAGGCTGATGATTTCATCTCGGCGGTTGTGGCGTTCATTGCTGCTCATTGGTGGTCTCCTGTGGTTGTTGGTATTCGGGTAAGTCGAACCAGTTGGTCCAGATTTGTGATGGGTGTTTGCCTAGTTTGATTGCAAGTTTGTCTGCGGTGTATGGGTCAAGGTTGGTGGTGCCTTTGCGCCATTGTTGGACGCGGGTGCGGCTGACGCCGAGGACTGCACCAATGTTGGATGCCCATTCGCCCTCCCCGAATGATTCGAGGAGGGCGGCTGCTGGGAAGCACCATCGGTTGGTGAGTTTTTTGCGGGTCACCAGTCGCGGCTCATTGCTTCTGATTCGTAGATGTCGTCGCCCCACAGCTCACGGAAGAACTGTTCCACGGTTTGTTGTGGTTGTGCGTGAATCTTTTGGATGGGGATGGACACCGTCTTGTACTGCCGGGTGGCTTGCACGGTGGTGATGTCCAACGGATCGATGTTCGTTTCTTCTATGAACATCTGTTCCGCTTGGTCAACTTGGCTGCCGGACACGGTGAGGATGATGTCGCCTGGTGTGTTGTCATCGAAGACAACTTTGGTGACACCGAGCAAGCCTTGGGCGTGCAGGATGTAGATGTCGCGCTTCATTGGTCGTCCTCTTCTTTCTTCGGCTCGATGGCGAAGTCTTCGCAGTTGAGCATGCGCCAACCTTGCATCTTGCGTTCATCCATTCGTCGGCTGAACTTCTTGGATTTGAATGTCGGTGGCTTGATGCCTTTCTTGCCACGGGCTGTGGCATAGTCCTGCATCGCCCACCAAACATTGTCGAATCCACCTTGCACGAGGGCGTCGTACAAAGCGTCAGCGAGTTGGGTTTCCGCAATGAGTCGTCGCTGCAACTCCTGGGTTTTCTGTCTTTCAAGTGGCGTCATTGACGACCTCCTGTAATCACATGCGGCGGGCATGTCCGTGCTGGCCTCGGCAGGTCAGCGGCAACAAGGTAACACAGTTTTTGGTCTCCGGGCGGTACGCCCGAGATTTATTTTTGCATCTCTGCTGGCGGGTTGTGCCGGGTGCAGGTCGGTGGGCTGGTGGGTGTGATGTAAAGAGTTATTTTATTTTCACATCGAGCGCAACGCCAGGTCACTCTTCTTCTTCGGCTTCTCTGTCCATCCATGCTTTGGCGATCTTGGCTTTCTGGATGTGGCTGACGGCTTCGCATAGTCCGATGGTTTCTGCTGCCGACTGGTCTTCCAAGCATTGTATGTAGAACGACTGGTCAGCGTCAGCATCCTCGACTACGGCGATGAGCACGTATTTGATGCACCAGCCTTCGCCGATGTCGTTCAAGTATTTCTCGACTGCGTCAGTCCTCTTGGTCATCAAGGCCGTCGCATGTCGGTTTGGGGTTGGGTGTGCAGGCGCAGGGTCGGCGTGGGTCTCGGGTGTTCATCTGCGTTCAACGGTAACTGGTGGCGACCAGGTGGTTGACCAGTCGTTGCCGGGTTTGAATGCGACGGTGGCTTCGCCTTCGGCGTTGAGTGTGACGAGTAGGTAGAGGCCGCGGGTGCGGTAGGCGTTCATGATGTCGGTGGAGTCGAGTGTTGCAATCCAGCGTGCGTGGCCGTCGTGGTCGGCCATGACGGTGACGAACTGTGGGGTGAGTGCGTCAATGTTCATGGCACGTCCTTGAACCGGGTGACAGCATTGTCGTGCAGGTCTTGGATGTGTTCGTGCACCATGTTGAGGCAGCCGAGGTAGCCAGCTGCGTCGACGACACTGTCGCGATGCCAGCGGCCTTCATCCATGTTGGTGGTCAGTCGAGCAAGTTTGACTGCGACCATGAACAGGATTGCTTGTTTGATGCCGAGGTTGATGCCGGTCATGCCGTAGAAGATGCGGGTGACTTTGCCGTAGTCGTCGAATGGGTGTGAGTACGCCTGTTGGCGTGGCCCGGTGATGAGGTCGTGCGCCTCGGTGAGTATCTCTGCGCCTTTCACAGTTCTATTCCTTGGGCGATGTGGACACGTAGGCGTTCAACGGTGGAGTTGAGTTGGGTGATGTGGCTCTTGTGGGCATCAAGTTCTTTGATGGCTGAGTCAAGTGACTCTTCCAAGTTGTTGCGTTGGTCGGTGACGATGGATAGGGCGGTGGATAGTTCAGCAATCCGGGTCTGTGCTTCGTCGTGCATCAGGCGTAGTGCGTCTGGATCGTAGGTCATTGCGTGCCTCCTGGGCGGTTGGGTGTGGGTTGGGCTGGTGGCCGTGTCGACGCAGGGTAGACACGACCACCAGGTATTGCGGGTGGTTGTTACCACATGTTGGCGGAGTCATCCTTGACAGGTGCATCCACTTTGGCGGCGTAGAGCTTCGGGGCGTTGAACGCTGCCGACTTCTTCTCTCCGTCTCCCGTGTATCGCACTGACAAGGTTGAGCCGACAAGCGTTGAGACGCCTGCCTTCTCGGCTGCTTCGCGGATGGCCTTGACCATCTGACCACGCACCCAAAGGTTGGATGCACCGATGACGGTTTCAAGCGTGAACACGAACACCCAACGCGGGTCTCCGTTGTCATACGTCTTGACGTTCCCGGCTGGGTCTTTGTCTTGCAGTTTCGTCACTTCGGTGACGACACCCGTGTGGGTGTCACCTACCTTGACGAACTTGAGGGCTGGCAGCTTGGGGCCGCCAGCGGTTGATTCCATGAACTCATCCATGAGTTTTCTCCTTGATGATGTAGTGGTTGCTAACTGGGATGTATTCGAGCACGGCTCGCTCGGCGTAGATGTCCTGCAACGACGACCAAACACGTTCGGCGTCAATGTAGGACAGGTCTGCCAAGGCAAGCCCTGCACTTTGGTATTGCTTTCCGGTGCGATGCATACAGACGCTTCGCACTAGATCTTTGTCAATGTGGCCTTCTTGTTCTGCTATCTCCAGCAGGATTCGGGCGATGCCAACTCGACGTTCGGTTGCTGGGGTCATGCTGATTGATCCGAACGATTCATCGTTGATGTCGCGGATAGTTGTGCGACATGGTTCGGGAATCATTTGGAATCGGGCCGACAACAGCGAGACGTGCTTGGCGTCAACGAGTGCGCCTTCCGTGCGACTCATTTCTTCACCGCCTTCTTCTTGACGGGTGCCTTCTTCTTGACGGGTGTGACTGCGGCTTCGCTGATTGGTACGAGGTCGGGTTCACGGTTCGGTAGGAACGGTGCCGATGACTCGCGCTCCAACTCATCCAACTGCTTCAACAGCGTGTCGAGTTGGGCTTCGTTGAAGTCGGGGAGTTTGACACCTGGGTACGGCCAGTGACGCTTCAACAACTCTTGCCATGTGACGGGCAGGTTCTTGATGCGTTCGAGTGCCGATTCACGGTTGTGGTCTGGTGCTGCAGAGGTGGCGACACCCGCTGTGGGCGGAATCCCGTCGTTGGCCGCCACCTCCGCATGCACTTTGATGTGCAGGTCTTTACGTTTGCGCCAGGTGCGAACAGCCATCGCCATTTGTGCTGCTTCCCATCCGGCAACCAAGTCCACTTCGTACAGCGAGAGTTCACCTTTGCCTGCTGGCAGGTGCATGATGACGCCTCGTGTCTTGTCCAAGTCTGGTAGCGGTGTGCATTCTTTGGTGCGCCAGTCATACATGTATTCGGCGTTTGCATACATTGCCATCTGCACGGCGATGGAGTTCATCGAGTAGTCGATTGACCCGGTCTTGAGGTCAAAGATTTGTTTCTTCTTGCGGGTGGAGAAGCGTGCGATGCGGTCGGCTGTTCCCGCATACTCAAACTTCTCGTTGACCAACAACACTTCGACGTAGCGAGGGTCCATGATGACACCGTGGTGGATGATGCCAGCCAGGTATGCGTCAACGTCACCGGCGAGCCCAGGCAGGATTGCTGGTTTCTGGCCGAGGTCAAGTGCTTCGGTGATGGAGTGAAGTGCGGTGCCGATGTTTGCTTTGCTCGATGCACCTGCTGCTTCAATCGCTTGTTGCACGATGCGATCCAACGCACCTTTGTCTTCAAGTGCTGCTGATGCTGCGACGAGTAGGTCGTTGCGATGCACGAGTCCTGTCGCAGTCATGCGACCCTTCCATGCTGTCAACGCACCTTCGTCATCTAAACATTTGGCGATGGTGGTGACACGCGGGAACGATGTTTCTTTCCCTGTGCGTGTCTTGATGAGGTAGCGACCCCAACGGTCTTTGGGTGCTTCACCCGTGGTGAATGTATCGGCGGTAGTCATTCGTTTTCTCCTTGGTTGATTGCGGGGCTAACTGGGATTTCAGAGCATACCTTATCGGGGCGGTGTTGGACGGTCAAGCATCGCTAGAAGTTCTGCCCACAACTTGGCGGGCATGATGGCGTACCAGTCGTCAACGTCTTCCGATCCGCGGCGTTTGACGATGACTGCACCAGTCCAAGCACGGGCGTTACCCATCTCGGCTTCAAGTTCTCGGAGGTAGCCAGGGATGTCAATCTTTTTCTCGTTCTTTACTTCGATGCAGACGCCTGGCAGGCCGTCGATGTCGCCACGGTCATCAGTCCAACCGGCACGACTCCGCTCAGCGTTCACCCATCCGTACTTTCGTAGCCATTTGGCTACTAGAAGCTCTGCTCGGTTGCCTTTGCGTTTATTGGGATGCGCCACGGTTACGAATCCTACGACGAGCCTCACGACGTCTTTCGGTGGTGGTCGTACCACCCCACACGCCAACCTCTTCGTTCTTGATTGCGTGCTCAAGACAATCAACACGCACCGGGCACCTGTTGCAATACGTCTTGGCTTCAATCACTAGTCGTCGCACACCTTCCTCGAAGAACAGATCGCCTGACAGACCGAAGCAGGTTGCGAGTCGATACCACTTCGGGTGTGCCCCGATGTAGACGTTGTCTTCGTTGGACCAGTTAGCGATTGGTTCGTCGGTCATGTTTCCTGAGCGAATCTTTGATGTGTTGACTTTGTTTGTCCTGTTTGTCTTGCGACAACCATTTGACCACGAAGTACAGCGACACCACTTGGGTGGTGATAAAGAACAACCACTCGAATCGTGTGATTGTTTCCTCGGGGAACCTTGGCATAAACAACCAAACGATTGTCCATGCCAACATGATTGGTCCTACGATGACCACTTTTTCCATCGGTTTCATACAGCCTCCTTTTGGCTGAATGCGACCTTACGGCACTACTGGGTCAAGGTGTTGGATGCCAGTTCGTGGGTTGTCCACTGAGTCCAGGTGCCGTACTCCCAGATGGCTAGGGCGGCCCGAGCTGCGGTGGCAGGGTCAAGCAAGTTATCGCAAGTGCTAACAAGTCCGATGGTCTGTAGGTAGCCGTCCGGGTAGTACTTGCTGGGCAGGCACCAGGACTTGGTGTGGATTTGGAACGCAGTCCAACTGAACCCATTGTCTCCCCGGACATCCATCCGGCAACGGGACTCGAAGTAGGTAACTGCCCCAACCATTGGCAACTCGGCCTCAGGCCAGCCAACCTCACGGGCTAGGTCCATCCACCCTGGGCACGATTGGCCGTCAGGCGTCTCCAAATCGCGTAGGAGAGGCTCTGCTGGCTGTGCTGGTGCAAGTGTCGTGGTTGTTACTGGAACGCTTGTAGAAGCCTCTGGTGAGGTTTCTGGGGCGTCTGCGGCTATCGCTGGGACAAGCCCAAGCAGAGCCCCGAAGGCAATGGCTAGGGCGATGGTGAGGGTCTTCATGAGTGGTAATCCCTTCAAGATGTAACCGCATCAGCCAAGGAGGAAACTGATGCGGGGCCGTCAACTCTTTTCCCGCCGAGGCAGAGGACTGACCACTGCCCAGCATACTGGACACCTCCTTGGGATGTCCAAACCGAACCCTACCTGAAGTCGGTGGGGAGCACAATCCTTATCTTGACGACCATTCCGACCGGGACGCACAGCACCCCATCTACCGAATAGTCAACACCAATGCTTTGAGCCAAGACAACATGATCAGGTTTGGCGTCTTGCATCAGCCAACCTATGGACTTCACTTGGTATGCCTCTTGGTCTAGGTCCTCGATGTCCATCCAAGCGTTCTCGGCATGGGCGTCAAGCCAAGTCAACTCAACTATTTTGGCGTCACTCAGGTCAGCCATACCACGTACTCCGCAGTCACTTGCCCTTTGTCTGGGTTGACGAAGTGCAGTCGTTGTGATGGTTTGCCGGTGGCGGCCACGAACTCTTTGGCGTACTCGGAGTCTGATTCAATGCTGCCGGATACGAACACGCGGCCACCGTTGGCGAGGGTCATCGTGATGTTCTGGTGGTAGTGGCCCATGTAGCAGTCGTTGAAGTCGGCGATCACTCCTGATGCCCAGGCGTTGACCTTGCGCATGATGCCGAACGCGGGCACGTTGCCTCCGAAGGATTTGACTTCATCGCCGTGGACTAACAAGACGTGGTAGTTGCCGATGGAGAAGGTTTGATACCAGGCTTCGGAGTGTTGCCAGATGACTGGCAGGTCTTTGGTGCGGTCTTGGGCGATGCGGTATGCCATCCGGTCGACGTTGTCACCTGCGTAGGTTCCGTCGCCGTAGCGGCCGAGGCGTCCGTGGTTGCCCCATTCGCAGACGATTCGCAACGGTTTAGCAAAGTTGGCTTGCAGGGTGCGCACCATCTGCTCAATGATTCGAGCGGTCTCAAAGAGCTGCTCGAATAGGTGTGCTTCAATCTCCCACACTTGGGTGGGGAACACGTTGCCGCCACCTTCCACCATGTCGCCACCAAGCATCAGCACACATTCGTCTACCGGGTGGTCTTTGCGTTGGATGTCGGTGAGGGCGATGACTTTGTCGGTGAACTCTGCGATGCGCCGATCAGCAACCTGAATGTTGTACGACGCTGTCCGTTTGCCTAACTGCCAGTCGGTTGCGTGAACCAAGGCAACTTCGTGCCCTTTGCGTCGCTTATCCAAGGCAGGCCGCTTGACAGTTGCGCCTCGCCCAGATGCCTTAGCGGCCTCATAGGCAGCCTGGTAGATGGCTCCGACGATGTCGTCGGTTCGACGTTTGTTGCGGGCGGCTTCCGCTTGGGCTTTCTTGAGAAGTTTTTGGAGTTCGTCAACTTGGGCCTGCTCGTCGTACTCGCTCATGAAGAAGCAATCTCGCCACGAATCCGAGCCAACGCCGTGTACGAAGCAGGGAACCCTTTGTTCTTCAAGACCCTGTGGATGACTGCGTTGTTGATGCCTGGGTCTTTGCAGGCTTTCTCAAAGTCTTTCCAACCTGCCTCACCAAGGAACTCACGCAGTCTTGAATCAACCTTATTTGCGTTTGGTCGCTTTGCTTGCTCTTGCTTGAGCGCGTCTAGGAACTCTCCCATTGCCTGTCTCCTCTATGTGCCATTGAAGGTGTGAGTCCACCTTACCTTCCACACGGTCTACCGTGTGCGATACTCGGTCGAGTACGTCCATGACTTTGGCGTGGTCATCACGGTTCTCACGCCTGAACTGTTGGATGATTGCCACGATGATTGAGGCAACTGCGGCACTTACGCCGACAACAAGGAACGCCCAACCCTGGTCAAGCATTGTCTTCTGCTGGTTTGTTGGCAAGCCATTCCTTGACGGCTGCCGGTACGGCATCGCCGCAGACATACCGCAGATGCCACGGCTCTGACTGCAACTCCCAAGAGAACCCGAACTTATGGGCGTTGGCCAACAGCCAATCGAGTCGCTTGCCGGATGCGTTGGCGATGTCAATGGCGATGCCCCAGTTGTGGTTGCTTGTGCCTGGCACGGCCATCGGTGCCATGCCTTTCTTGAGATACCAAAGTTTCCCTTGGTAGATCCTTGGCTTCTGCTTCATCAACTTCTTGTTGGGTGTGAGCGTGTGCCGCTGGAAGAACCCGTACTCCTGGGTCTCCAAACTTCGGTAGGTGTCGGCCATAGATGTTGGTGCTAGGTCGATGCCATCTTTGTTTGCTGCCGCGTCCATCGCTTCGTATGCGTCAGCCGCAAGGTGATGCAGTTTGCCTTTACCTTCAATCGTGCGCAGCAACGCAGCAGGAATCTCTCCTGACTTGCATCCCTTCAAATCTGAAGGGAGTGTCACCTTGACGATCGGGTAAGGCTTCACCACTACTTTTTGCCGTTAGAGAACGCTGTCTTGATTTCGTCGGTGGTGAGTTCACCATCGGTGGAGGCTGACGCAAGTTTCTGGACGACTTCGAGCACGGCCATAGCACCGGCAAGGATGGCAGCTTTCGCTACCGACACACCGATGAGTGCACCGCCGGTGACTGCTGGGAGGGCTCGTGCCAGGAACAGGGAGAAGAGCCGTTGGCCCAAGTCCAAGAATCGTGCGATGGTTGCGTTCTGTTTGATACCCATGTCAGTTGTCATCTCCGTCTCCCTGTGTTGCTGTTCCTGCCAAGTGTAATGCAAGAGACAGAATCGTGAAGAACAACGCCCAGTTCTGAATCGACCCGGACAGGGTCATGATGGTGATGGCGGATGCACCCAGGGTGAAACCCAGGGCGAGCATCTCGTTGCCTATCTTCTTGAACATCAGTTATTCCGTCTACGCAGGCTCGCACCAACAGCCACCATTGTAGAAGAAACTGCCACCAGTGTCCTTCGTTCTTCCACAGGAATCGTGGAGCCAACCATCACATAGGAATCAAACAGTCCGGTGAACACGTTGATGGCCGCCTCGAATGCTTGACGGACTTTCTTCGGTGCTTCTTGCACCGCGTCCACGATTGCTTCACCTTGCTCGGCAGTCAACTCCTCAACGACGACCGCTTCAAAGATTGCTTCGGCCTGCGCCTCGGTGACAACTGCCAAGACTTCTGAGGTCGTGGCAAGTTGTGTGGCCTGCTCGGTGGTCGGTGTCGTGGCAAGGATTTGTTCTACGGCTGCAACAATCTGCTCAGGTTCGAGGACTGCGACATCAGCGAGTAGCTCTTCTACGAACTCGTCCACTTCTTCTTCGGTGCTAGTTTCGGGCAATGCTTCTGCCTCTGGCTGCTCTGGTTCTGATGGCTCCGGCAGCGTTGTGGTTGTGGGTGCTGGCTCGGTGGTTGTTGATTGAGGAGGCACAGTTACAGATGGCAGAGTTGTCTCGGGAACTGGATCAACAAACAGAGTCGTCGTAGTTGATTCGGTAGTCGTAGTCGGAGGCTCGGTCGTAGTCGTGGTGGTGGAAGTCGTGGTCGTAGGCGGCTCAGTAGTTGTAGTTGTGGTGGTGGCGGGCGGAACGTAGACGGTGGTGGTCGTAGTCGTGGTGGTAGCCGGGGCGACGTAGACGGTCGTGGTTGTCGTGGTGGTCTGCTCGGTCGTAGTGGTCGCAGGCTCAGTCGTCGTGGTCGCAGGTTCAGTGGTGGTGGTTGGTGTTGAGGTTTGGGTGAACGCTTCGTCGGGAACTATTGACCAGCCTTCGTCGTCAATGTTCCAGGCGAGCATGATGCAGGACGCCCCGCCGTGCTCGTACATCCACACGTTGAGTGGCTGGATGCCTGCCTCAATCTCTAGTTGACCTGACTGTATCCAGGAGCAGCCCTGGTCAAACCAATACTCAAACTCGTTGCCGCCGATGTTCGCGTAGCCGCCGTCATCTGTGGCTAACCAGAACTCAATCGTTGTGTGTTCGGGGATGTCGATGTAGCCAGTCATGTGAACCATGAACAAGTCGCCTGTGCAGTTCTCGTATGGTTCGCCGTCGTAACTGCGGTTGATGTTGTTCTCTGTCTCGGTTCCGCAGATCGGATACTCGCTGGTGGAACGTAGCGGTGGTATCTCGTCGATGGTGTAGTAGGTGGTGGCAAGCCCTGGTTGCGGGTCTGCTTGTGCGGTAGTCGGCCAGAAGGCGAAGAAGACTGCCGGTGCGAGGATCAGCCAACGAAGGCTGCTAGAGAGGCGCATCCTCGACTGCTGGTGTTAGGAACTCGTCTAAGTCAGCATCATAAGTATCACCAATTGCAGCGTATTTGCCACGATACGCGCCTTCCAAACTCGTTTCAATCCATGTGCCATCGATACCTAATGATGCAATAAAAGTTTGACCTGCAACTTCGTTGGGAGCGTCAGCATCAGCAACAATGATGACATCAGTAACAATGTTGTCTAAATTGATTTGTGCAAAGTGTGCCATGATTAGACCTTCATTCTCACGTAGACAACACCGGCCGCGCCGTTGCCGCCTGCATTGCTTGACGTTCCAGCGCCACCGCCGCCGCAACCGTAGTTCGTTGCTGCGTTGCCTGTTCCCGAACCTGACCGACCTGCGCCTGCCCCAGTAGAACCAGCCGCACCGCCGGTAGTGCCACCGCCACCACCACCAGCTGCAACAAAGTACGACGCACCAGCGATGAACGCCGAGATGTCATAACCTGCTCCGCCTGCTCCGCCCGTTGTCGTAACACCGTTAGAACCTGCTGCGGCAACACCGCCACCACCACCGCCTGCACTACCGCTAGCGGCTGATGCTGTTCCGTTACCGCCGTTGTTCCCAATGTTTGCAATAGATGACCCACCAAGGTTGTTGCTTGCCGCAGCCGTTGGATGACCGCCGCCGCCGCAACCGCCTTCACCAACAGCGCCACCAGTTCGACTGAGTTCTTGCGCAGTAAGTTCCGCACTCCCGCCACCGCCACCAACAGATACAACTAAATCACCGATAGACGAACGACCTCCTCTGCCGCCAGTTCGTTGCAACGCTCCGCCCGCGCCTTGAGCGCCGACCGTAATAGTCGTGTTAGCGCTCAAGTAAATAGTTCCAGTAACTCGAGATGAACCGCCACCGCCACCGCCACCGCGGTCGGTTGCACCACCTCCACCACCACCACCGCCGCCTGCATAACATTCAACGTCAAATAAGCCAGCTCTAGTGACTGTCAATGTTCCAGTAGTCGTGAAAGTCAACAGCGTGTAATTGACACCGCTTACCGTGATACTGCTCGACGTGCCACCTGTGGCTACACCGTAACCTATGCCGCCGCTAGGAAAAAAAGTGAAGACCGACGCCGACGTTGCTACGAGTGTGCCGCCTCCATGTTGCGCGATCACTAGGGAGCCTGCTGTGTTGATGGTGACGCCTGCGCCAGCGGTGACGGTGGTTGCGCCTGCACCTTTGTTGGCGATGAAGATGGTGTCGCCGACTGCGAAGACCGAGTTGTTGATGGTGACGGTGTTCGCTGATGCGACGTTCATCACGATGCGTTTGCCGACATCGCCAACGACCGCAACATAGGACGCGGTCTGGTCGTTGATGGGCAGTGTCGTGATTGCGTTCATCTGCGCAGCGGTGAGGACTTGACCCTGCGTAAATGGGAATGGTGTCGTCATACGGGGATTATCCTAGCCCAACGTCGACGTCGTCAAGTTCACTCGTATCCAGAATGAACTGGGTCAACAGTTGGGCTTGACCCAACCCCAACGAAACACGATGCGTCTGGGGTGAGATGTCGTGGGAGATGGATTCCACGAACATTGTTTTGGTGACGGTTGCAGGCGACCCGGTCGTGTAGGTCTTGGTGATGGCCACCAGGTCGCCAATCTCCAACGTCGACACATCCTGCCCAGCAGCAGGAGACAACCCGTTCAGTGTCACCCCAATCTCGTTGAATCGGAACACAGGGTTCTTGTATTTGTCCAACAAGTTTTGGGCTAGGGCCGTACCGGCTGCGAGGGTGTCGAGCGGCAGGTCGGACAAGCTGAGGGTGGTGACACCGAACTCGGTGGATGATGTCGTGTCCACCGCAGTTGCCACCGACAAACCTTGCACGCCGACTTGGATGCGGTTGTAGAGCGTCTCGGCACCGTAGCCAACGGACAAACTTTGGTAGGCGTAGGCGGTGCCTGCACTGTCGCTGAATGACATGATGGCGGTGGAGAACGAGAAGCCGATGCGCGGCTGGAACACTGCGGTGCCACCACGGTCTATGAAGAATCGTCCGTCTTCCGAGACGGCTACTGCGTCGAGTGCGTTCTTGACGTTGTCGTTGTTGTCGTAGGCGACGGTGCCGAGGGTGGCGACACCGGTGGCGATGCTGCGTAGAGCGGTGGAGAATGCGACCTCTGGGCGGTCAAGGATGGTGGTGATGCGATCCGATGACAGTTCCGATGACGGGTTGAACGCGACGAGATTGGTGCGTGCCAGGGTGGAGAGGTCGTCGGTGCAAGTGACCAGGGCGAACGAGTTGTTGGGTTGCACGTAGTCAATGTCTAGGTCGTTGATGCGGCCGATGAACAGCGGTTCTTGTCCTGCGGTACCACCGTAGATTTGCACGAACCGTCGTGGGGCGATACCGAACCCGCCTTGGAAGTAGGTGGATGCGGTGTTCGCCGGGTCGAAGGAACGGTTGGATGCTTTGTCATCAAGCACGACGGTGGCCTGCCCGATGGACATGGTGTCCAACTGGGTTTGCCGGCCACGTTTGATGTTGACACTCAACACGAACTCGGTCACGTCAGCGAAGTCCACGTTCCCATCCAGCACATCAACGCCGTTGAGCGTGGAGGAGTCAAGTGTGAACGCATCCTGGGTCAGCCCAGTGTCCAACAGAACCTTGTATGTCTGACCCCAGATGGCTGTCTTTGCCATCGGCTACACCGAGTATGTTCCGTAGGCGCGATTCAACTGGTCAAGATAATCCTGAATCTCCTGGGCAACCTGCAACGGATTCACGATGCTCGAGTTCACTGTGATCTCCACCTTGTTCGTGTTCCCAAACTTACCCAGGTTGGTTGGAGCTGCTGCAGTAGCCCCAAGAACAGGGACCGTAGGAATGTTGACGGTTTTTCCTGCCGCATCTGCTGCCGTAGTCAACTCACGGTATGCGGTAGCCAAAGCCTTGATAGCAGTCTCTTCAGCGTGGATAGCGTCGCTCAAACGATAGGTCGCTTCCTCCTGCTTTTCTTTGGCATCGTTGACCGCATCAATCAACTCACGATACGTAGCCGAATCTGGCAAGGCACCATTGACAATCTCGTTCAAGTTCTGTTGAGCAGAAGCCAGCGTGTTCGTTGCCTCAATCTGAGAATCGGTCGCATCAGCAACCCGCAACTTGGATTCTGCCAATCGAATCTCCAACTCACGAATCCGTTGTGGTGTTGACTCAGGATCTAAACGAGCGTCAGCCAATTCTTTTTCCGCATCACGAACAGCGAACACGGAATCCTCCACCGCATAACCGGCACGCTCCCGGTCACGTTGCGCACGAAGCAACGCACGTTCAGCATCCTTAGCCTGAGCCGAACCAGCCCCAAACCCCGCTACCGCCTGATTGAAGGCGTCCTGGGCGTCTGTCAACTGCTGGTTTGCCTGATCCAACGACTTGACTGCCGACGCACGGTTGCGTTGAGCCGACGTCAATGAGCGTTCGGAGTTGGCGGTCTTGTCAACTTGCGAACGGTACTCTTTCAACTTCTCACCGGCTGTCTTCACCGAACCACCAACCGAGGTAGTGATTTTGTCCAACGCAGCACTTCCAGAGGTGCTCTTGATGAGGCTGCCTTCGAGCCGGTCAAGTCGGTCTTGAACGATTACCGTTGACCCGGTCAACTTCAAGAACGATGTATCGGTATTGCGCACCGCAACACGCAACGCATCAAACTTGCCAGGCAGTTCAGCGGTCGTGTCTATCAATTTTTGTTCGGCGACATCAAGAGCAATAACCAATGCCGATGATTTCGCAAACCCTATGACGTTGCCCGTGACGGCAGACAATGCCGCCGCAACCAAGCCAAGGTTCTGTACTAGGTTGACAAGTTCGCGGCTCGTTTGTAAGACCGCCAGCGTCACCGTCTCAAACGTGTCAATTCCTTTGAGCCCTAATTCGCCCAATGATGCGATGGCCAGCAACGCAGCCTTCTTGAAACCTTTTTCACCTAACTGTTCGGCAAAGATTTGGATTGCCGGGAGGATGTTGTCATTGATGAACGTGACAAACTTCAAGAAGAACGGCAACAAGATTTGTCCGAGGGTTGCGGAGA